TCGGGGGCTTCGGCCCCCAAACCTAAATGGAGAAAAAATAATGGATTTTATCGTTAAAACTCAAACTCTGGAAAACTACGGCGCTCACGACACCGATGGGAAGTTTTCAAACGGGAACGCTTACTGGAAATTTAAAGGCGGCGACGACTACATCGTGAGTGATGTAAACCGCCCAGCCGATGCCATGGCCTATATAATGGCCGCTCACTCGTCAAACTGCATTTCCATGAAGGTTATCCCCACAGATGTGATGACCATTAACCAGTGGGAAGATGAGCTCGCGGAGCTTGATAAAGATTATGCGGTTATGCTTTTAGAGCAAGCAATCAGGGTTTCACCCCTCAAGCAGTGAACCCAAACAATATCGCAGATTGAGGGGCTTCGGCCCCTTTTTTTGTCATTATGTAACTTTTTTGTAAATTAGGTATTTACATATCTAAAAAAAGAGAGCATACAGAATGTATAGCAACGGAGGAAGTTCAGATGATCAATACAGTTTTTCAAACCGCACTTGATAAAAGCAGCAAGTATATTGGCCGCACTGGCACTACCCACTGCGCAGCAAAGTTTCGGAACATCTTAGAAACTGAGCTAGGAAAAGATTGGGAGGATGCGTATTTCGAACAAATCCTTTCGCTTATCAAAAAACGCGGATCAGACATTATCTGGGATTAATCAATCGGGGGCGAAAGCCCCCAACTAAATGGAGGAAAAAATGGCACGTAGAAGTTACAAAATTTTCGGGATCAAAGACGGTGGCCCAGAGGAGTGGGTTGATACTGTGAGCAACGCAGCCGATGGGAAAGCAGTTCATAACGCAATGAAGGTTCAAGGTTACTTTGATTATATTCGTTGCCGCGACTGCTTGGGTGGCTTGCGTTTTGAATACAATTTAAAAACTGGAAGAAAGACAGCGTGAGGAGGCGTGATATGTCAGGAGCAACTGCAGCAGAGTTTAACAAGTGGGAAGCCCACGCCAAGACCGTCGATGACGATGCGCTGGCTTACATCATTGAAGATTGCCGCCAAGCCCAGAACGCGATGCAGGGATGGAACCCCGAGCGGGAAAACTACTATGCCGATCAGGGCATGACTTACGTTATGGAGCGCCTACGCCGTGAAGGCAAACTGCGCCGCCGCCGTTAATCAATCGGGGCTTTGGCCCCACAGCCATTGGAGGTAACATGGCACATTCTCTTAAATTTTTACTATCCACCGAAGCCGCTAAAATGCGCCTTAATCGACTGGAAGGAAACATTCATTTTAACGGCGAAAATAAATTTGTCGTTCACATCGAAGTTTCGTCACTCGACGACGATCGTCTTATAGAGTTTGACGCCGTTACACACGAAGTAGCTATGGCGCGAGGTTACCGCTGGCTTGCCAATCACAACGCGATCACTTTCGCTGTTCGCATGGTGAAGGAAGGTGGCTCGCTTTCAAAACCTCTTGGCATCTATGATGATGTCGAGCTTGGCCTCGTAGAAAACTATATCTAGGTTTTCTCTTTGGATTTAAGCGGGTGGCCTTCTGGCAAAAGATCAGTGTCAAACTTCCCCCGCTTAAACCTTCCCGTTCTTACAGCCCCCAAAAATACATTCACCCGCGCATATGCCCATTGGTCGGCAGAACTGACGCTAGGGCGCACCGAAGATGGGTTTGTGTTGTAAGCCCCTACGCCTCGACGAAACACCGCCTCCAGCATCCTCTGAGTGACCCTCTTGCCCTTTTTATCTCCATGCTTGTCGTTATGGTCTTTAACTTTTTCCGCTAAACCTTTTTTGACCGCTTCTGAAATTTTCGTTGGCGCTTTTTCCTCAAGCGGCAAATCTTCCATAAATGAAACCAACTCGTCAGCCTTATCACGCTCTTTATCTAGCTCCGTAACCTTACGTGCAGCCCAAGACTGCCCCTCGTCTCCACCCCAAAGCAACCAAGCCACCAATCCCGCACTTGGCCAACCAGCTTCGCCCCTACGGAAGCCTTCTGCCCTCTTGTCAACTTCATGTCTGGAAAAGTAACTGTGCATTCTACGGACGGTTCTGGGGCTAAGGCGCTCTTTCGATTTAAGCTGGTTTGCCCTAGCTACACCGACCTGAGTGCCGCCGCGCCCATATTCTTCCCGAAGCGCAAGACCGCGAGTTGCATTTGAAGCCATCGCGTCAGTAGGCGTTGTGTTTACATCACTTTCAGCCTTGTCATCTTCTTCATCATCATGGTGGGATTTTTCCTTTTCCCGATGACGCATATCATCTGGACTTACATAGCGATCAGGATAATTTCTTTTATCACCTATAAGATCCTCATATTCACCATGAGTATCGCAGGGCATAAATACAAGGGTTCCATCAACTGTATGCTGATGACTTCCAACGCAACCTATTTGTGCAGCGCGATCCGATGCTTCGGCTCTGGTTGTAAAAGTGTCCTTTGCTACTTCACTCTTTTTTTTTATTTCTTCTTCGCCGTAGGCTTCTTTCCCTGCTTCTTCTGGGTCTTGCCCTTCGTCTGCCGCCACTTCTGGACCACCCAGTGGGAAGAGGTTTGCGGCAATGAAGACTTCGTCACCTCCTGTGATGGGCTCAAGGCCCAATCTTTCACGCGCTTCATTACGTGAGATAATTCCATCTCTAACCGCCGAAGTAACATTTTCATAAATCCTACGCCTCCGCTCTGTCATAGCTGGGATGGCGTCAATATCATATGAAATAGATATGTCATCACCAAACGCTGGGGCCAGCCATTCGTTTAAATCGCTTTCAATCCTACGCGCCAAGGGAATAATGGTTTCTTCATAAAGAGCTAGTCTTGCTTCTTGAACATTCGCATAGGTTTGCGCGTCTGGGATACCAATCAACTGAGAGGGAACCCCGAAACAAAGCGCAATATCTTTCGCGGTCATGTTTGCTTGGTTCATGAAATCCATATCCTTTGGAGACATGCCCATTTCTTTCCATTCAAAATCACCCTCAAGAAGCATGGGGCGACCCGCGTTGTTTACGCCCTTGAAGCGGTTTGCCAAATCACTTTGTAGCTGCTCACGCTGGCTGTCTGTAAGTAAAAGTCTATTTCCCGCATCATCTGCGGGTTTGAAAACTATTGCTCCTGATGGTCTGGCACCATTTGCTAACAGCGCAATGTTGTGCTTGGAAACCATGTTGTTCTGATCAATAGAAAGAGCCGCCGCCGCTAGGGGGGAAAGACCCTGATAATCGTCAAGAGGGTTCCAGAGTTTAAAATGCTTTACCTCTGCGGCTCCCGTTACTGGATCGGCGGGGTAGGTTTTCACCACTTCTTGGCCCAATTTGTATTTGTACGACTTTGGGATTGCCGTGCTGCTTGGCTCAATTTCAATTCGGTCGGGACGCAAAATGTGCAACTCTCTTGGAGCGCCGTTTACATCTGATTGCAGAGCGTAAGAGTTACCAGACAAAAGCAAATATGAATAAAGGCTTTGGAAATATTCAACGCCAGCTTGGAGAGGGTTTGGCCTTGCAAGAAGTGAAATCAAGGGGTGGGCTTCAAGCTTTACATCTCCTTGATATACGCAAAAAGGAATAGAAGCTGCGCCGTTAGCTATCTCATTCACGCAGCGATAAACGATTGCGTTTTCTTTATACCCCTCTTGAGCGAAGGTTTTAAAGTTATCTTTTTTCGTTCCCGTGTATGTGGGGCCACTGATATGAACCTGTGGCGCTTCTTTGCGTTCAAAGGTTTGACCTCTGCCAAATGCAGCCGCAATATTGTCTAAGATGCCCATTAACTTATTCTCCAGACGGGTTGCCCTGTTGACCTGTTTAACTCAGTAAGCGCCCAAACCAAAGCGTCTAATCTATCGGGGGATTTCTTTGACTGCGGAGTGTAGCTAGTCATTTGATCTTCAAGCTCCCTAAATACACCACAATGCGAAACCTTACCCTGCTCATACAGCGCCGCAATAGGCTCTGCCCTTAATATCTTACCCCTCGACGCCCTGACGGGGGTATAGGGAACACTTCTATCTATAGTTCTTATCACTTTTTCAACCAAATCGCCACCGTTGTTTACTTCTGCAACTATTCTATCTGCCTTCCATTCATTGAAAGCAGACACCGCCGCTTGCGCCCAAGTGTCAGGTGAACCCCTAAGTGATCTGTCATCTAAAATATAGAACCTATCGTCAACGCCTCGGCCCGCAACAACGATCCCAGTTTCGTCGCTGTTTTCATTTCCAGTTACCGCAGGATCAATAGCAACAACTATTCTTTTCATTTGAGGCGCGTTCTGCTCGTCAAGGTTTGCTTGCTCAATAATCCTGTGGTTCCAGAGAGCGCCTTCAATATCATCTAAAACTTCGGCATATAATTCTTGCCGACCTAATCTGGTTCCCTGATACTTTTCTTTGAGTTGCTCGAGAGCCGCCGCCGCTAGGTTTTCTTTGTTTTCAAAAGTAGAACCCCGCGTTACAGCCGTTCCCTTTCTCTTGAGTAAATTTTTAATGATCTGATTTGGCTTGGGCGTTGTGGTTATGACACATTGCGGATTATCACCAAGACGCAACCCAAACATAAGCTGATCAAAAGCCTCTGGATAGACCCAAGCGGCTATCTCGTCACACCAAGCGCGATGAAACTGAGGTCCACGCAATCGCTCTGGTTCCGCTGCAGAAAATCCTTGGATGATAGACCCATTAAAAAGCCTGATTTCTTGTGCGCTACTATTGTAACCTTGACCTCTCCCAGCCAAAAGGCATTCCCTTGGGAGATAGGAAAGGATGCCACTTTCACCCCCAAATGCCACCCTTTTTAAATCACCAAATGTAGGAACAACTACCGCTACCCTTACATTGGGGTTTTTAAGCGCATATAAGGCTGCGTCAGTGCCGCCTGTTCTTGTCTTGCCCCAACCGCGCCCAGCTAAAATTAACCATACTGCCCAGTCTCCTTTTGGCGTGAGCTGACTATCCCGCGCTGTATCAAGCCAATCACTGTATAGTGACGTTAGCCCCTTGTGACTTTGACGCGGCAAGCTCGTCCAGTTCTTCAATAATTCTTGAGAGACTTGCGGGGATGTGTTCATCAGTTGTTACTTTCGTTATTTCACCAGCTTCACCAAGCGCCAGCTTCCCCATCTTTTGGGCCTTCAAACCCGCTTCTGTTAAATCTTTCATTTCTGTGAGGGATAAAAATAATTCCTCAACGCCGTTTTCCTCTGCCTCAAGTGTGGTTCTGACCTTTCGACCTAAGGAACTCAGAACTCCTTGAGCGATAAATAAAGCTTTGCTGTCAAGCCGCTCACCTTGCTTTGCGAACTTTTCAGCCCTGACCCTGTTACGCTCAGCATTGAACACTGATTGCCAATGGTTTCTTTGTTGCTGCCAATCTTGGCTTACTGATTTACGATAAAGCGTTGCCCTCGAAACATTGTGAGACTTACAGAGCGCATCAACCGTTGGATATGACCTGACCCCATCAGCATCCTCTACGCCCTCAACATATTCAAGCCTTAGCGCCTCAAGTTTTTGATCCGTAATTTTTTCTGTCATAGTGCTTACCGTTATCAGTTTTTCCCAATCACTGTCTCAATATAGCGATTATAGCAAAAAATACTAGCCTTTGCGCTTGGAGCTTAAATAAGCTTGTTTCCATTTTATTTTGAGCGCCGCTTTTTCCTTGCCCGCCCAAGGTCCACTTGTCTGGACTTTTTTGTAAACCTCTACAAATTTTGGAAACTTTTCGGCAAGGATTTCTTGTCCGCGATTGTGCAGTTCAATCGTTCTGTAGGTTTCACAGCCGCCCTTTGCATTGGTTGCGCTAGGGTTCACTCTGTAATGGTTGAAAACAACATTCTGGAAGCCTCGAGTAAGAAGCTGCAAATTGACATAGAAATCTTCTGGCATAAGTTCGTATTGCTCACCCCAATCAATTTTTGATGGATCGAACCTTTCACCATAAAACACGTTTGTATACATTCTTGTATTGAAGCTAAGCGGTTTAGGGTTCGGTGGCGTGTTGTGAGTTGAAAGGGAGCCGTGAATATACCCGCCATCTAGAACTTTATTTATTTGATCAAACAATGTCTGCCAGTTTTTAGGCTGCATCTTTTGAGCTTTAAGCTCCGCATCCATCCTTACAAATTTTAAATCATCATCCAGAACCCAATGGCGCTTTCCCGTATAATGCTGTGCAATAATTTTTCGAGTGAGCGCGATGCCCTTTGTACCAGCAGGCAAACACTGGACTTGAACGTCTGGATGCTTTTTTTTAGCTTCTTCAAATTCGTGCTCCTGAACCCAGAGGCAAATGAAGTTCCAATAATCTTCGGGTATTTGCTTATACGTGACTTGCCGATCTAATCTCCCTAGAGTTGGTATAGCAATTTGTATCATTAAGCGTTCAAACCCTTCAAATCTTCCCGTGTTTTAATAATATCAAGCTCCTCACTAGCGGTTCCGCACTTACCCATATGCTCCCGATAATAACACACCACTGAGACGCGCTCGTAAGGCCGTGTGGCGCGTATCTCTGTGTTTGCGTGCCACTCATGTACGTTGAAAAAACAGACGTCTGTGTTCCTTACATCGAACCCAAGTCGGTATCTAGGCAAGCAAGTAAAGCCACCGTCGAACTTTCCAGTCTGCAGAACGGCAATATTACCCAATCCACCTTTGTAATCCCCCGCATCGCAATGGATAGCGGTGCGAAAATTTTTATTTACTGTCACGGTGGTGAAAACCGTATCACCAATCAGAAAGTCTTTATTGGTTTTATCCGCTTCTCCCTTTTGAGCCTCCCAACGCTCTGGACAAGCTTCCCGAAACAGATCCGATATTTTCTTTATGTAAGGATATGCGCCTTGAAACTGGGAAAAGTTCTTTTCAGTCCACGCGGTTTGGCGGCAAAAAGGGTGGCGTAAGGTTCTATCAAAATAACCTATAATGCCTGAGTTTACATTTTTTGCACGTGTCTGTTTTGAAAGAGTGCCATCCTCCCGAACAACCTTAAACCTTTTTTGCTTACCTTTGAGCTTTGTCATCTGGGAATGCTTGCGGAGCGTGGGGTCATCTTTTATCTCAAACTCGCCAGCGGCATCGCCCCTATTGTTCGTTTGCTGCGCCGCGCCTCTCAGGTTTTGATATGCAGCCTTGCATAAAGAATTTGGGATGACGTTCTTTCTAAACATAAAAAGAGGATTGCCATCGGCGTCATAAGCATCACAATCATAATCAATGATATGATCTATCTCGCTGTCATCTATGAAGGTTCCAGCACGTTCAGCCCAGTCCTCAAAAGAACCGTGCGCTTTAGCTTCAAATATTTTTATACCCATCTTCTACGACCTTAAAAATTGTATCGCTCAAATTTTCTGTACCGAAACGGTCTTGAAGTTTTTCTGCCATTTCTCTGAAAACTGGCTCTGTTTCCGTATTTAGATATATTAACACCATTTTGACATGAGCGGAATTTAATTCACCGAGTAAATTTTCTTCACTCGTTTCACTTTCTTCATTTTCAAAATCATCATCATCATCCCACTCTAGAAAATCTTCCGAGAAGCCCGCAATATCCTCCAACGAAAAAGAGGTTGAGCTCAAATCTGCGTCGAGTTCTATCAACCTTGCAAACTCTTTCTGCAAAAGATCTTTATCCCATTCGGAATATTCTGCAGTTTTGTTATCCGCTATGCGGTAAGCCGCCTTTTGCGCGTCTGTGAGGCCCCCAGCAACAACAACGGGCGCAACCTTATAATTCAAAGAAATCGCTGCTGCTAGCCTTGTATGGCCCGCTAAGACAACATTATGCTCGTCCACAACAATAGGCTGCTTCCACCCAAACTCACTTAAACTTGCAGCGACCTTCTCGATAGCTTTTTCGTTTTTCCTAGGGTTGAACTCATAGGGTTTAATTTCAGATAGATTTATTTCTTCAATTTTCATATTTCACCTAAGCCTTTGAACAGTAAACATTTGAAACCCAAGCGCCCTTGGTTTCCGGTCTATAATCAACGTTTGAAAAAACACTTTTCAAAAACGCTATCAATTTTTTGTATTTCTCTTTTGTCTTGATGTCATTCAAGTGCGCGTGATGATACTCAAAAATTATCTCTCTTATATTTTTAAAATTTTCTGGCTTGATAGCTGTTAAAATCTCATACTCAGCACCCTCAACATCTACCTTCAAAACTGTCGGGTTCATTTCCTCAATAATTTTATTGATGTTCATGCAAGCGACAGGAGTTGAGTATCTGCCTCTTTTTTCAATTAGCGAATGCGTTCCTTTGTTTTGTTTTTTGTTTACTGAAAGAAAGCGCTCTTTATCGTTATTTCCTACGACCGCGACATTGTAAGGCTTAACATTTTTAACATTGTTCATTTGCAGATTTTGATTAGCGATCTCAAAATTTGTTGGCTCTGGCTCAAATGAATAAACAAATTTGCACTTTTCGGAAGCAACCACAGAAAAAACACCTATGTTCATACCTAAATCAAGGCATACATCTTCAGATCGAAGGTTTAATTTTTTATATTCACTACCCGAAACTTCTTTTACAACAAAGCTGTCGAGCGTGTCAGCGCGAACCATAAAGCTTCTATCTTTGTAGGTGAATATTTCTCGCTGATAATTATCTTCCATTTAGAAATCCTTTTACATAC